CGTTACCAAAAAGGACATTAACCATGTTAATCCAAGGCTCAGTCGGACAACCGTCCACCACCTCTATCCAACCCGGTACGACTCCTACGATCCGCCAAGGTCAGTTGGGTGACGTCATTGTTTCTGAACTTCACGGTCGTTACTACGAGACTGCGTATCGCCGCAACTTGTTCAACGCTGCTGTTCAGGGTACGGGTATCACCACCTCTGCGGGTCTTGTGACTGGCTACACTGGTTTGGCACTGACCAACCCTACGACCTCGACTGTCAACTTGGTTGTGACCAAAGTGGGCTACGGCGTCAACGCTGCACCTTCCGCAGTGATGGTCGTCAGCTTGGCGTTCAACACCAGCACCACCGCAGTGACTCAAACCACTGCAATCACGGGTCGTAACAACTTCCTCGGCGGCGCTTCTCCTCAAGGCTTGGCTGCTTCGTCGGTCACATTCCCAACCGCCCCTATCAACTCGCACATCTTGGGCGTGATTGGTACCAACGCGATTACGGCAATCAACGAAACCGTTGATTTGATCGACATGGAAGGCTCCATCGTGATGCCTCCCGGCTCTTACATTGCCATCGTCACCAGCACGGCTTCAGCAGCTACCAGCTTCTGGGGTTCGTTCCAGTGGGAAGAAGTGCCAGTCTAATGGAAAACTTTATTGGGTGGCGTTTGATAAAAAATCCTGTCACGGGTGAAAAAGACACCGTGATAGGTACGCTGCGCAATGGAGGGGATGTACCCATGTTGATAGATAACCCGGTTTATCTTGAGTGGGTCGCCCAAGGCGGTATACCGATAGAAGAACAGGAAAACGCGTAATGACTGACAACCACGAAGCTGTTAAAACCGTTGCTGATGGGTTGGCGGTCATCACCGTGCTGGGCACGCTCAATGATTGGCTACCCCCGATTGCGTCTTTGTTCACCGTTGTTTGGATGGGCACGCGCATTTGGGAGAGCGACACCGTGCGCGGGTGGACAAACCGCCGGGAGAAACCCAATGCCGTCGACGAGCCTTAAACAGCATAAATTCATGGAGGCCGTGGCCCACAACGCTGCGTTCGCCAAGAAAGCAGGAGTCCCGCAGTCCGTGGGCAAAGATTTTTCAAACGCCGACAAAGGCAAATCTTTTAAAAAAGGTGGTGATACTATGGCAAGCAAAATGAACCCCGGCTTCATGGCAATGATGGCCAAGAAAAAAGGCGCAACCAAGATGGCTGGTGGCGGTATGACTGGTATGGGCAAAGTAAAAACTGCTGCCCCTAGCCGTGACGGTGTTGCTACAAAAGGCAAGACCAAAGGCAAGATGGTTACCATGAGCAAGGGCGGCAAAGCCTGCTAAAGCCATGATGGCCAGTCGCGGGATGGGTGATATAGCCCCGTCCAAAATGCCCAAAGGCGTTAAAAAAGCACGCCGCGACGACACCGACTTCACGCAGTATGCCGAAGGCGGCAAAGTGGGTTTGTATGCCAACATCAACGCCAAGCGCAAGCGTGGTGAAAAGATGCGCAAGCCCGGGGCCAAAGGTGCACCAACCGACCAAGCGTTTATTGACTCTGCAAAAACTGCAAGGAAAAAATAATGGCTACCAAAAATTGGATTGCTGGCGCGATCAAAAAGCCCGGCGCTTTGCGCAAGGAACTCGGTGCCAAAAAAGGTGCGCCAATTCCCGCCAAGAAGCTGGCTGCGGCTGCAAAAAAGCCCGGTAAGCTGGGCCAACGCGCACGTCTTGCGGAGACCCTCAAAGGGATGAAGTGATGGCTAAGTCACCTGCATGGCAACGCAAAGAAGGCAAGTCTGAAAAGGGTGGCTTGAACGCCAAAGGACGCGCCTCCTACAACAAGGCAAACCCCGGCAAGCCGGGGCTGAAGGCTCCACAGCCCGAAGGTGGCCCGCGCAAGAAATCTTTTTGTGCCCGCATGGAGGGTATGAAATCTAAGCTGACTTCCTCGAAGACGGCCAAAGACCCCGACAGCCGCATCAACAAAAGCCTTCGGGCATGGAAATGCTAAATGGCAAACACCTCCGGTTCCACAGGATTCAACCTTGACTTGACTGAGCTGGTCGAGGAGGCGTTCGAGCGCGTGGGCTCGGAGTTGCGCACGGGCTATGACTTGAAGACCGCACGTCGGTCTTTGAACTTGCTGTTTGCTGACTGGGCCAACCGTGGCGTCAATATGTGGACGTTTGAGCAGGGCACGATTGATCTCGTGCAAGGCCAGAACACATACCCGTTGCCCGGCGACACCGTGGACCTGCTCGAACACGTGATTCGGACACAGGCCAACAATGCTTCGACACAAGCAGACCTGACCATCACGCGTATCAGCGTTTCTACCTATGCCACCCTGCCCAACAAACTGCAACAAGCCCGCCCGATTCAGGTGTGGATGCAGCGTTTGGACGGCCAGCGGTCTTTGGCAACAACGCTCAATGGGGCCATCACGGCCACCACGGATACCATCACGGTAGCAGACGCCACGGGTTTGCCCTCCACAGGGTTCATCGTTGTTGACAACGAAACCATCCAATATGGGTACATCACGGGCAACGTGCTGTACAACTGCTTCCGTGGCCAGAACAACTCGACTGCTGCGGCGCATTCCACTGGGGCTTCGGTGTACTGGGCGCGGCTCCCTGCTGTGACTGTGTGGCCCACGCCTGATGGTTCGCAGCCATACCAGTTTGTTTACTGGCGCATGCGCCGCGTGCAGGACGCTGGTGGCGGTGTCAACGTCATGGACGTGCCGTTTCGTTTTGTGCCTTGCATGACTGCGGGCTTGGCCTACTACTTGTCGCTCAAAGTCCCCGGTGGGCTGGAGCGCTTGCAGGTGTTGAAAGCCCAGTATGACGAAGCGTGGGAGACTGCTGCCGGAGAAGACCAAGAGAAGGCTTCCGTGCGTTTTGTGCCTCGCCAGATGTTCATTGGTGGAATTTAATGGGCAATCGGTTTGCGTCCGGCAAAAACAGCATCGCCGAGTGCGATCGCTGTGGCTTTCGTTTTAGGCTCACCCAACTCAGACGCGAAGTCGTCAAGACAAAAAACTATGAGTTGATGGTGTGCGGCCCGTGCTGGGACCCAGATCAGCCGCAGTTGCAGTTGGGCATGTACCCTGTGGACGACCCACAAGGTGTGCGTAACCCGCGTCCCGATCGCAGCTATCAGGTTTCTGGACTGTTGGCAGACGGTGAGCTGGGCGGCGGTAGCCGTATATTTCAGTGGGGTTGGGCACCTGTTGGCGGGTCTCAAGCCAACGATGCTGGTTTGACGCCAAACAACTTGAATTTGGTAGTGCAACTTGGTACAGTTAGTATCGTAACGACATAAGGAGTCGATCATGGCAAAAATGGAATCTGCTAAGTCAGACAAAAAACAAGACGTGGCCCTCATCAAGAAGGCTTTTAAGCAGCACGACAAGCAAGAGCACAAGGGCGGCAAAGGCACCATGCTTAAATTGTCCAAAGGCGGCGTGACCAACGACTCCCTCAAGGCAATGGGCCGCAACATGGCCCGTGCAAATAACCAACGCGGAGGCTGATATGGCCAAGATCAACAACTTGCCCGCAGCGGCATACGCAAAACCACATACCATGTCTGGTAAGCCGGTTACTGTTGAAGAAAACCCCGGCAGAGGCCCTAACCGCAGCAATTCGGATACGGTTAATATGTCTATTGGCAACATCAGCAAGTCAGCGGGCGATAGGGCTGTAAAAACCGACGGCATCAAAATCCGTGGTACTGGCGCGGCCACTAAAGGCGTGATGGCCCGGGGCCCAATGGCATGACCTACACCGAGCTTGTAGCTGCGATTCAGACGTACACGGAAAATAATTTTCCGACGATCACGCTCGCCGACTCGTCTACTGTGACATCCACACAGCAGATCAACCGCTTCATTGAGCAAGCTGAGCAACGCATCTACAACTCGGTTCAATTCCCTTCGTTGCGCAAAAACGCAACAGGGGTGACAACGGCCAGCAACAAGTACATCTCGTGCCCTGACGACTTCTTGGCTTCGTATTCTTTGGCGATCATCAACACCGATGGGTCTTACGAATACCTGCTAAATAAAGATGTGAACTTCATTCGACAGGCATATCCGATCCCAACGGACACGGGCTTGCCCAAGTACTACGCGCTGTTTGGCCCTGCGGT